AGCCGGTCTGGTTCTGAGCTAGTAGAACTAGGTGGCGCCGGCGCTTGAGGATCCCTTGAATCTTCTTGCTGTCGCCTTCGTCTTCAACCGTGGCGCCGGACTGCTCATCTTTCTTAATCGAGCGCGCGCGCTTCTTGTCTTCCATTGCCTGATTGTACGCATCATGCCAGTCTGCAATCGATGGGGTGAAATATGCTTCACATCCAAAGATAGGTTTAAAGTCTTTACCTTCAGCGTGCATCTTTTTAGCATGCAACACCTGATAAGCTAGACCGTTCATGTTGCCATGATCTGTCAAAGCGAGTGCATCACACCCGTTTTCGTATGCAAAATCCATATGATCTTGCGGATACCCTAGGGCATCAAAAATAGAACCTGCTACGCTGTGTGCGTGCAGACCTACAAATTTAATTTTAGAATTAGTACGACTCATTATCCCTCCGAATCATATGGTATCTTAACGTGTTTCCGGGGCTTTGTCAAGTCCTCAAAGGGCTTAATTACAAGATTTTCCGAACTAATGTATTGTACATACTTCTCCCAAGTAGATGCATCATGAAACCATGACAAATCTTTAAAGAAAGCATTATCCTCATTTACTTTTTCAAAAATTTCACTGAAATTGAAGTACCGTGCTGACCACCTCTCGTGGAGTGGCAACTTTTGGTCTGGATACTGCTGGCTGGGTGAAGGGGGTAAATATTCCCTTGTTGTCTTTTTGTTTATCGCTCTTCGACATAATTTAAAATCTTCTCCTGTCATTGTAAATGGTAATAATAGATCTTGTTTGGCGGTATTACCTAGAAACTTATAGAAAAAATTAGCTTTAATGTCTTTTATTTCTTTTCGATTCTCTCTGATTTGATGCGGATCGCAGATACCAAGCGGAAACGAAATAAAATACTTTTCAGGCGTGAGCCACTTAGAAATTCTGTAAGAAGTCATGTATGCAGAGTGTATACCCTCCAATACTGACCATCCGTAGCTGTCTCTCCTATCTAAATCTTTTGGTTTTATACCGACATAGTAAATAGGCACTTCTTTTCTAAGTTCAGAATAAAATTTACTTGAAAAGTCTCTTTTATAATATACCGGATCATATGTCCACTCCCCGACTGTGTTTTTAACCACTGGTGCAAGATCTTCGTTTGCTACTATCCAAATAGTATCACAGCCGGCCATAGCACACTCAAAGACAGATCTCTGTATCAAGCTAAAGCCGTCACATACCGGCAGCAATACCTGTGGAAAACTAACATCAATGTCGCATTCATAATTTGCAACAGGAATGATCCCCGCTAGATGTATCTTAGACGGCATCGAGTCCTTCTAAAATTCTATCGTAGGCGTTGATATTGTCTTTAAGGTGTGGTAGCAGGCTCTCTTCACTTTCTTTTTTAATTTTAATGCAATCGGATGTTGCTTCCCCGAGTGCTGCTGTGCTGCGTGTTTCGCGTCGGATGCTAGTTGTTCTAAAATTATAGTGCCTAGGCGTTCCTTTCTTTGTGTATCCATTAAATTTTCCTCTCATTCCATTGTCTTTCATGACTTTAAGTGTTTTAAATCTCGCCATTGTTTCTGAAAAATCAAAATCCAAAAGCTGCTTGTGTGTTAGCCTTGATACCGCACAAGCATCTCTAACAGGAGTATTTCCATCAATACGGTCGGAACTATAAAACCATATCTCGCTGACAAAATCTTCACCTGTTCTAATGTAATCAATTTCATGCTTACCTCCACTGTTGAATGCTATATGATCATAACATATATATGTCTCTTCGTCAAGATTTGTTTTCTTTATAAATCCTGATGTGCCTTTATCACCAAAATATAAGCACTCTTCAAACCTAAACTCTGCAATCTTTGAGTACTCGTTCGAACACTTTATTGCGTCTCCTTGGAGTCTCATACTGTGGCACATGTTTGACAGTGGAGCCAAGCCCTGCAGGGATATAAGAAAGTTTAACCTTTCCCAAAGTAAGATTTTTGATAAGCCGATTTCCCTGCTTTCATTAAAAGTTTTTATCTCTCTTGATGAGTTTTCTAATTTCAAAAAGGAAAGCTCTACTTCCGGGGAGAAATAATCAAACCTACTTGGAAACTCAGGTTTGGTAAATAATATTGGGAAATTATTTATAAAAGCATACATCAGGGCTGGCAGTGTTCCGCCAACAACAACCTTATCGTACTCAAGTATCAAACTTTTCCTAGCCTATGTTTAAAGTATTGTAACGCGATTCAGCTCAGATGTCAACTAGTTTTTGCGCAACCCTTTTGAATTCATACCACCCAGCATCCAATTGGAATGCATGATATGAAATTTTTGATCATAGTGGCTCCAGCCTAAAGCGTGACCAATCTCATGCTCTAAAACTCTGCTTTTCTTAGCGTTATTTGGCATGATAAAAATTTTAGCCTTTACAATGTTGTTGCTTTCAATATGGGTGTATAATCTAGTCGATGCCATTTGTCCACCGCCAAAGCCGGCTTCGGGTAAGGTCACCAATATCTCTCCCACTCTCGCATTCATACAAAGTGGAGATGTATCAATGCTGATATATTCAAACTTATATCCCAGCACTTTCCAATACTGTAGTGCATGGCTCATCCTAAACGCTGATACTTCTGTGTCTGTGCAGATCCTTATCCTCGGGGGTGTCGCCCAAGAAGCTTTTTGATGTGGTTTTCCCACCACAAAGGTTTCCACATATTGGTTTACATAATAACTCTCATAAGAATAATCATGTTCCACTATACAAGATAGTAAAAAACAAAGTGCCCACTTCATGCACTAAGTAGTTGATCAATCTTCTTCTTTTAAGTCTTCCAATAAAGAAACTATGTCTAAGCCAGCGCAATCTATTTTTGCTTTGCTTACGTGATAATGGCTTACGAACCCTGAAAATTTACCGTATGGTACATCTTGTACATATTTTGTAGATATTTTACCAAACTGATTTTCTGGCGCTTCGTACGGAATACCTGTTGCACCATGGATAGCTTCCCAAAGGGCTTTGAGCGCTTCAATCTGTTTTGGATAAAACCCCATAAAAGGCTCCAGCTTTGTCCCATGAACCCAGGCATCATCAATTATCGGTCTCTCTCCGTGTCCGGCCTTAACATACCAATCTTGGTATTTTGGATAGTAGGCATTGGATATTTCTACGCCAACAGACGCTCGGTTTGCCCGGGCAGATCCAGCATGCCAAGCAGCATGTTGCATATCCATCGTCTGATAAATGGTGCCATCGTTGTCTATCAGAAAGTGAACTGAGATGCCTCTTTTGTCTAAAACATTTTGACATGACGTGGAGCTTAAGCATGCATCCCAATGGTTTACAAAATATCTTATATTTCTTTTTGGTCTAGCGGAGTAATCATAGTAGTTGCCTCTCTTTGATTCCAGACCTCCATCAGAAGACCACAGAACAAATTTGTCCCACTTAATCGGATAAAAATCCCCGTTATAAACAATGTATCTTGAGGGTGTCGGAGGCTCATCATGGCAAAAATCACCAACTACCTCTTGCCTCTCGGTCCACAACCTTCGAAAAGTCATTGGTCCGCATAATCCGTCAGCTTTTAGGTGACGGCTTCTTTGCCATTTTTTGATCGCTCTAACAAGCTTGTCATCAAAATATTTCTCTCCAAACCAAGAAGGCTCCCACCCTAGTTTTTTGGCGGAAGCCTCATTATAGAAATTTTTGTCCATGTCAACCTCTAGGGTGTCAACACCCCCACTACATAATTCTCTAAAATTATATTATAAGTAGTATTCTCTACCACTATTTCGTCGATCATAGACGAATCAACTATAATTTTAGATCCCTGTTTTAAATCAAACTTGACATCATCAGATTTGTTTAGCACTGAAACAACCGAATGCTTCTGTTGTACGGGCTTATAATCTTCCGGTAAGACGATTAGTGATTTTTGTTCATCGGTTCTTTGATCCATATCAATTAAAATGTGTCTATTTACTGGCTTAAACATCCTTTATCTCCTTAAGTATAAGTTTTTGTTGTGTAAAATATTGCTCTTTCGTGAGGAATATGTCTTCCCTGACTCCACAATTTCTGCAGGTCATGGTCATGTGTATATTCTCGCCTTGCGTGGAACGAACATTCCCCACTGGAATATAATAGCATAGCTCATTATTTGCTTTGCATTTCCTCTTGGAGACATTTCTGCCCATCAAGTGGTTAAAATTCATTTCAGCTCCTATATCTCACATGTATCATTGGTGCAAAATTTAGAACCAACACCGCCCTGATCATCTTCAAATTTTTCTATGGGTGTTATATCCTTGATCATGCTGTGGTAATCCTCTTTGCTAATCGGCTCGTATGGAGCCTGTTCATAGCCTGTCTCTTCATATTTCAGGAAGGAGACCGCTTTGAGGCGTGTTTCATATAATTCAAGCGCAGTTTTAATTTGTTCTGCCTCGTCTGGCTTAAAAGTGACTGTAATAGACACTGAGTTATCCGCCCAATAATGTTGATATTGGGCTGCAGTTTCAAGTTGTTCCCACATCGAGGCGTCCTTCTTTCCTTTGGAGAAATATGGCTCATGTACAGGAAACTCGACACAAACAGTATTCGGAGAATATTTGTCATCTTCAATAGTATAACCTGCTTCGCTTAAACTTTCAAGTAATTTTGAAGTTTTTGAGAACCTAATACGTCTAATGTAATACTCATCTTCTGGATAATGTATTCCGGGCGTGGAACCATTCAACAAAGAGACGGTGCCAGAAGGCTTGATCGATGTCATTCTAACTGACTTGGGAATACAAAGCCAATTCGAATATTCCTCATCTAATAACTTAACATGTTGGTATGATTTGTCACACCAGTCATACATTTCGCGGCGACCATGCTTATTAAAAGCTTGGATAACCCCTGATTGGGATAAGCCGATCCTACGGTTCTTAAGCATTTTAGCGTTTGTTTCTGGCCAGTGTGTATTTGAAAGCGTGATAGTTTTGCCATAAAGATAAGCAATCTTCAAAGTTCGCAGATAGTCATCCATATCATCATGCTTGGCTGGGTATGTCTCCACCAGGCAACACAGTTCTGCATCCTCTAGTTGCTGCTCGACACATGGATTGAAGCCGGCAACATTGATGTCGTCATAACGAGGACCGTCCTTGAATCGACCGCGAGTGCGTGCATTCTCCAACCAAATATATCCAGGCTCGCCATTCTTCTGGCTTTGTGCTGCATGCCATGTATAGTCCATTCCGACCTTGGCATTAAAAGAGTTGTTAGAGCCCCAGCGATGATGATAAAGTTTTTCTTGATCATTTTTCATTTCTAGATATTTGGTGTCGTCGTAACGACCCATCGCCAAAGCAGCAGAACGTCGTACGTTTCCCGCAACAACACAACGTCCAATTAGGTTTTCAGTGTCCACGATATCAACCGAACTGATGGGCTCTCCCGTTTTGGGTGAATACAATTCTTTCAAACTCTTGTGAAGTTCCTTAAGGGGCGCTGGTCCAGAGGACGTGCCGCCGAAACCTTTGATTTCAGCCCCGAGAGGTCTGATAGATGAATAATCGAACTTAGGCACCTTGGCGCCGGAGAAAAATCCATCCAACAACATATGAACAGAGTCTACCCAACCTTCTCGCGAATCATCGATGACTAGCACATCATTTGTATATTGTGGTTCTTGGATATTTATAGTGCCAGCGCCCTCGGTATCAAATCCGACTCCGATGCCAACCATTAATGCGTCCATCATCCATGCAAATAGATAGCCGCCCTTTGTAGACAGGTCTCGGGTCGAACGAAATGCACAGTTAAACAAACCAGCCGCTGTACGTTCTTCGATGAACTTTGTTCCCATCATCCACAAACCACGCCCGGGCGGTGTCCATTTCAAATTAAAAAGTCTGTCGTACGCGTCTTTTGCTGTTTTTTGAGCCTTGTTGTCTTTCCATTCCAGCCCAAGCTGGAACACGTGCTGCTTTTGCATATTAAACATACCCTCAACAACACGGCGGCAAGTTTGCCACCACTCTTCTGTGCCGGTGGCTTCGGGATCAAATTCGTTTAGTCGGCGCGAATATGTACGTTTAAAAGTTACGTATCCAAGAGGTCCCCATGGCACCTGTGCTTCTCGATAGGGATCGACGAAGGTGTCTGAAAGTCTAAATCTGCGAATGTTCTCAATTGTTCTCATTATCTTTTTCCTTTAAATTTTTGATATTTGTTTTGTAGTAGATTTCTCTGCATCGGAGCCGTTAATACGACTGGAGCTGTGGCTACCGAATTGCTACTACCTGGGCTTTTCGGCATCACTTTAATGTTTACATTTGAAGTATCCATAAATATGTCGTAAATCATCCCATCGGGGCCATTTCTGTTTTTGGCTATAAATATTTTTCCTGTATTGTTCTGCTTATCTTCTATAGTCCTAGAGACAGACATAATAAAATCTGCAACAAAACACTTGTTAAATGCTTCAGAAATCTGTTCCATTGTGATAACTTCGGCATTGAGTCCTGAACGGTTGGTTTGAGAGGCAGTCCAAATTGGGCACTGATATTCTGTTGACAAACCGCGGAGTTCTTCGTAAATTGACTCAAGCTCATTTCTTTTTTCTTTTCTGATCACAACAGGCTTTAGCAGATCAGCATAGTCAACAATGATTAACCCGGGTTTGATCCCCCTCTTAGCCAATCTATTCAGATGGTTTTTGATGGTATTGGTTGACGCTGATTTTGTAGGATACTCCTTGACGATTAGCTTACCATCAATATCTTTAATGTTGTCGTAAATTTCCTTTTTAAACGAATTTAACTCAGACAATGGGTACCCTGTAATAGAGCTATCATATCTCTTTGCTATGACTGTGTCCTGCAGTTCCAGGGTATAATGGACAACGGTTTTGCCTTCTTTTACGGCTTCGGAGCCTAGATGCACAAGAACCATTGACTTGCCAGCACCTGTCGGAGCTATAACTACTCCAAGCTCTGACTTGCCTAAGCCGCCACCGCAGATCGTATCGATATCTTGCCATCCTGTTGTAACCGGATTTCTAAACTTGGGAACATACCTTTCTTCAAAGTCGGCGAGATATTCATAACCAAAGTCTGTCTCTGATCCCAGCTTTAAAGAGTTATTAATTATTGTTGAGATTTCATCAAAAGAGCAGCTTTGCAATAAATCAACAGATTTAAGCATGGCACCCTTTAAGTTTTGCTTTCTGCAAAAATCAAGAGATTGCTCTTTGATATATTCGCCATCTACCACTTCTGAGTTGCAAATAATCTTAAAGAACTCAGATATCTGCTGCTTTACAACTTTGTCTTCAGCCTCAAGCTCGGTGTCGAGTATTGTCTTGATCGTCTGGAATGAAGGATGGGTGGAGTATTTATCTCTATAGTCTTGAATCTTCCTAGTAAAGACCCTCAAGTATTCAATTTCTAGAAAGGAAATATCGAGGACTTCGAATATCTGATCTGCAAAGGCGCGCTCTGTTAATATCAGATGTACCAGTCCGTCCTGAAATGTTTTTCCAAACTTTGAAAAGTCTACTTTTTCGCCCAATTTATGCCTCTATGATAAGTAAGTATAACACTTATCGTGTAAATGTCAAACTGATATTACCAGCTTGACGGTCAACAAACCGCTAACAGTCTGTTTTTATTCTGTTTAATACCGCTTTGAGATCTTCCCAATTTATTTCACCAAAACCATCTTCCATCATAAGACCAAGAATGTGTGTTTTATTAAAGGTACATTCAAAGTTTTCAATAGAATTTTTGACGAAATCCTTAGATTGAACCGACATCATAGGAGAGTAAAGCTGCATCATCTTATAATTATGTCTAATCACGCCTTTACCCTCCACTATGTTTGTAAAAAATTTCAATTTTGTAGATGCATTTTCACA